ATCACAGTAACCATAAGAAACATCGTTCCAAGGAATATTCCGATAAAGAACAGGCCACCATACAATACATAAATCTGTTCTCTGTTTGCATCACGGCTTTCCTGTAAGTGTTCTCTGTGTTTCTCCCTGTGGCATTGTTCCCCTCTCGTAAGGGTGGTAATAATCCTTGCCGTAGTTCGTGTTTCCGTGTGGTACAGTACCCATTTTCTGTGATAACAGGTTAAGGTACGCAAATACACCTGTCTGATTTAAGTGCCAACCCGCACCTTTCTTTTTACAAGCTGCTACGGACTGGTCAAAGTTGATATAGTTTCTAGGCAGGTATCCGCCTAAAGAATATGCACGGTCATTTTCTACAATATTGAGGAACTTAGACACATAAATTACGCTCTTTTCCTCTCCGTCCATAATCCAAAACGGTAATGTTTCATCTGTTCCGCCTGTGATTACATCACTATACTTTGCCTTTGGTACTGCTACCATAATGCTAGGCATCCCGGTATCATCAAAAATTACCTTGTTGTTTGCACCAAACTGTGCTACTGCACCCTGTAAATCGTCAAAGTTTGCCATTGTATTTTATCCTCCTTAAAATTAAATTAACGCCCATAATACAAGCGTACATTTCTTCATGTCGAACGGTACAGGTTCACGCTTTGTAATCGCCTTTCCGTCCTCGTCCTTTTCTCCTGTATCCACAATTTCATATTTCCTTGCCGGGATAACGACCTGTGCTACATACTCTCTTGCTTCGGTGTTTACTCCAACCGTCAAGCCGTCCTGTGTATCCTTGCAAATATCAAGCGTTACCTCTTCGTCACGCTCTCGGTTCTTGATGTTTACCATTAAATCATCATCCCCGAAAATAATTTTTGTCGTGGATACGTCATAGGCGATTTTCTCGCCCTCGTTTTTCTCAACTACAATAATCTTTGCTGCTGCCATTATCTGTTACCTCCCATTCTTCTTAATTCTGCGTAGGCTTCCTGTGAACGCACCGCAATGTGTTCTGCTGCTTCCCTCTGTGTTGCTGTGGCATTACCTCTTACTCCATAAGCCTGTAATACTGCTGCCGTGTTTGCCTTTCTTTCATCACTTTTGATAATTACATTTGCCATTATGCTATACCTCCCTGCACCGTGCATTTTACCGTTACTTCCTTGGCGGCCCCGGTGTACTCAATCTTGAATCCGTTTAACTGCTTATCTGTAATGTGGATTTCTCCTACACCTCCTGCGTCCTTTGCTTCCGCTTCGACATTTACGGTATAATCCAAATTGCCCCTTGGTGTAGCAAGTGCAAGGGTCTTTTTGGAATTGTTAAAAGGGTATGATTTTGTATTGGTAAGGGTTGCTTCTACAATTTCTCCCTGTAATCCCTTAATCCTGCTTTCTGCTGCACCAAGTTTGAGCATTGCAAGGTTTCCGATTAACCCGGCAGATAATACCCTCTCTTCCAAATCGTTAAAGTTCTGTGCGTTCTGTGGTGTTCCCTCCTGCACTACTTCGCCCTCTACGGCTTCGTGTGTAATAGTTCCGTCTGCGTTCTGCACTTCCCTGTAGCGGTTGGAATACTGCGTTACATGGTCTTTCCAAATCTTAAATAATCCCATTTGCTCTATTCCTCCTTAAAATTAAAACTGAATCGGTACAACACACCCTGTTGTGTACCTTTTAACTTGATTGCTTCGCTCTTTTCCGCCCACAACTTACTAGCCGTATCGTACAACTGAATTTTCGTAATTGTTGTGGTCCCCGATACTTCCGGGGTAATGGAAATACTCAACGCTACCCTGCCGTCTTTTAGGCGTTCTCTTGTTAAGATTTTTGCCTTGTGCATAGTACCGCCATACTCGACCATAGCGTAAGCAATGTTGGTTTCTACAAACTGCTTGAAACTCTCTAAGGCTCTTTCTGTCAGCATTTCTTTACTCTCCTTTACTTTTATTTGCTATAACCGATTCTTACCGCAACGCTTCACTTCGTATTGATAGCTTTCGGTTTCTGCCGTAGTTGCCATTCCCTTATCAGATATTCCCGGTTTTGTGCTTGCGTAAGGTTCTGTGCCTGTTTTCTTTTCTCCTGTCATATCCGTTTCATAAGGGTATTGTTCTGTTTCGGTATCTGCTACCGCCTGTATATCTCTGCTCTTTACAATTACCGCCCTGTCTGGTGCTGTTCCTGTAAAGATGCTTTCAAATAGATAGGCTTGCGTTTCTGTTGTTTCAACTGCTGCCATATCTGCTGTTTGATACTGTATATTTCTATCCGGCTTTGTTCCTGTAAAGTCTGAATCAAACTTATACGCCTGTCCTGTAGTCTGTGCGGTTATTCCCTCCTGTGCTACACCTCCTGCCGTGTTCCTCTGCGGTATCGTTCCGGCTTTCGCCTGTCCTGTCTGATTGCTCGTATATTGGTATCCTGTTGTGTCCGATTCGGTCACAATCTCGGTATCCTTTGTTGCAAATGTAATATTCCTGTCCGGCTTCGTTCCTGTCGGTGTAAATTCTGCCGTATACCCTGCTGCCTGTGTCATTACATCTATAACCGCATCTTCGACCGCACCAACCGTATTTCTGCGTGGTTCTGTACCTGTCTTTAATTGTCCTGTCATAGGCACGGAATATAGCCAAAATTCCGTTTTAGGTATCACTATCACAGTAATAGACCCTTGATAATAAAGACCGTCTAAATGAGCCGTTAAACGCTTGTATATGTCAACCGTCTTTATAATCTCGTCATAGTCTGCTGCAACCCTCGATTCTGTCGTATCAAGTACAATACGGAATCTGTACGGCTTTCCTCCGTAATCAAACCATTCCTCTATCTCGCTTTTAGGGTGCAACCCTCCTAATGCCATTTCTACGGCTGCCTTTGTACCTAATTTCTGATGCACTCGCACACTATCCCGGATAATCGCCCTTTTTGCTTCTATCGGGTAATCGTAATCATACCAATCTACATGGAGGTCATACGCCAATACATCCAGCCAACTTTCCGAAAGTTCATTGATATTGGCGTATATGATATTCTTTTTTGTCTGCTCTACTGTTTGGTGTAGTTCGTCGGCTATGAGCCGACCTAACGCAACCATTTTTTCATCTTTTTTTAGGGCGGGCGGAAATGTAGCATAAAAATCCGCATCTTTTAAGTTATTCATCCTCTACCCCTCCGAATGTCACTGTGCATTTTTTCAATACCGCAACGCTTCCTTTTGGTATTTTCGTAAATACAGGCTTTGTAATCTCTATCCTCTTGATGCCCGAATCCATAAGAATGGCATTAAAATAGGACGGGTTAATATCCCGCCCCATTTTTGAGGTCTGCCATAATTCGTAGCTTTCCACCGCTAAATCAACCGCCCTTTTGATTTCCTTGGTGCTTGCTTCTTTGTCTTTTGGTATGTAATAAGTTGCTTCAATATCAAAGTCAACCGTTGTTGGTGCTGCAACTGTTACCTTGTCCGTCATTGGTCTTATATTATCAGCACTTAAATACTCCTGTACCTCTTTTATAAGTTCCTCACTCGGCAATTCTCCGCCATATAGCATCCGCACTAATTACAAGAAAAGTGTTGACGAGCTTTTCAGGGAGGTGTTCGCATGCTGTTAAAATTAATTAAATATGATTTCAGGGAGCAATTCAGGGAGCATATCGGACTTTATGCACTGGTGTTTGTGTCAGCCCTGACAGAAATAATTTTGGATAGCTTTGAATTTGATCTTGTATCAGTATTTTTCTGGGCACTGCATAGCCTATCAGTAATCGCCATGCTGATCTGCAGCTTAGTGATCATAGTTCTTTACTTCAGACGCAATCTGTTAAAAGACGAAGGCTACCTCATGAATACGCTGCCTGTAGCGCCATGGATGCTGTATGTGTCAAAATTCCTGACAGCTTTTGTACTTTTTATACTCGATCTGATAGTTGCTGTTTTAACATTTTCTATAATGAACCATGGCTTTGCATGGATTAAAGATATTATAGGAAGTATGTCTGATGAGTTTGCCAATGCCGGATTTACAATGAGTCCTGTTGTAATGTTTGGCAGTATTGCAGTAATATCCCTGCTCTACACGATCTCTATATTGTTTTTCAGCCTTACTACCGGCTACAGGGCAAATGGAAGCAAAGATGCTAACTCTGTGCTTACTTTCATCATACTTTATGTGATCGGTCAGGTCGCAAATATTATAGTGATGATTTTTACATTTTTTATTCCGCTGTCATCAAAGGGATCTATCACTTATATTTTAACGGTATTAAACCCACAGGAGATTACAGGTCCTATGAACAGAGTGGTCATCGGTGCACTTGCCGTATCGCTGCTTCTCACAGTGGTGTATGTCGCAGGCTCGATATACAATATGACAAAGAAACTTAATCTGGAGTAGCAAAAAGAGGATTGGCACAGATGTGCTGATCCTCCTTTTATCTACAGATTTTTAATTACCTCAACTCTTGTGACAACGCCCTGCTTCACATTATCAACTCTGAGCGCACAATCCTGGTAATACACACAGGCTCCGATTGACACATTTTTACCCTCATCCTGCAATTTTTCGCTTATCACATCTCTAAGCAGCTTTGTCTTTTCCTCCGGTATATTTGTTCCGGAAATAAAATTCGCCCTCGCTACCGTCTGGCTGCCACGGCATATCATGTGGTCTGCCTCATCAAAGCTGCAGAAAAGGAATTTTCTGATGGCAAAAAGCGCCGCTATCGCACCTATTCCGACAAGTGTCTCATATACATTGAGATGCTCCACGATCATCTGCCTGGCTGTCGCAAACAAAAGCACCTCTATGATCGTGCCCGGCTTATGAGTACAGAGCATTTTCCATTAATTCTCTCTACCATTATAATTCCACCCCCGAATGTGTTGTGATTGTATAGTTAAGGTCCTTATCAAAAACAAT